TCACTGGCGGGAAGGTGGTCAAGGTATACAATGGACGTGGGGACGTTGAGAATCGGATCAAAGAGGGGAAGAACACGCTGCGCTGGGACAAGACGAGTTGCCATAAATTCGCAGCCAACCAAGCCCGTTTGCTCATGGGGGTCTTGGCGTACAACCTCCTGCACATGATCAGGCAATTCTACCTCATGGGCGAGGAGGTCAAACGGTCGATGGAATGGCTGATCAAGCGTCTGATCAAGGTCGGAGCCAAGGTCGCGTATCACGGTCGGAGGTGGTATGTCCATGTGGCGGCGGCGTTTCCTTTGGCCCGGTACTACCGAGCTGTGTTCGGCTGACGGCCGCGCTGGGAAAAAACGGTTGACGGAGTGACACAGGGTGAGGTACGCTCAGAAACAGGAAAAAAGGGCCTTTCTTGACAACAGGACGACGGTTTTGCCTCTTTCGGGTCGCGTGGGACTCCCCAACGAGACCTCTCTGAGGTCGGTGGGACGACCCTCCTGCCCCTCAAGGGTCCCAAGACACTCAAAATGGCAACACCGCGGCATAATTCCGGATCAGGAACCTCGCCGGATGAACATCTCATAGACTATATCGGCAATCCTGGCAGCCAACAGAGGCGGTACGGCATTCCCGATCTGCTTAGCGATCTCTATCTTGGTTCCCTTGAAAACAAAATCATCAGGGAAAGATTGAAATCGAGCTGCCTCCCGGTGAGTAATGGGTCTGTGCTGTTCGGGGTGAAGGTACCTACCCTTTTCGGGTTTGAAGAACTCGGTTCGAATCGTGAACGCCGGTTTATTCCACCATAAACGACCGAAGAGGTCGGTTCCTCCACTCACCTTCTTGATCCAGCATTTAGGGGTAAGTTCGGGAACCCTCTTCTGAAGGTCGAAACGGTTCATTCCTTCTTCTGGTATAGCCCTGTACCTAGCTCGGCTGACAGGCGTCGGAGTACGACCGAAGTGAAGGTCGAGAGGACTAGGCTCGGAGCGTATCTCAGTGCTTTCAGGCGGGGGGAGATCTCCGATGGCGGCTCTCACGTCAGCCCAAGGTAGCGGATCATCTATATATCCTGGATTGCTCCGACCCAGAGAGTATCCGTTATTCGTGTCATAGTGGGTCTTCTTGGGCGGGAAGTACTTTTCGGGGTCATCAAACCTGCAACCAAGAATGAAAGCCCTGTAACGAGTTTGAGGGACCCCATAGTCGGCAGCGCAAAGTTTACTGGATGCAACTTTGAAGCCCATCTCTTGAGATTCTTCGAGGATCGCTTTGAACTCAGGGGAACCGAGGATCTGAGGAACATTCTCCATTACAAAGACGGACGCATTCGATCTCTTCACGATCTCCAGAAAAGGCTTCCATAGATGCTTACGAGGATCGTCGGCTCGCCCCTTGTTGAGAAGGCTGAACCCTTGGCAGGGTGGTCCGCCTATGACCACATCAGCTTTGGGTATGATCATTTCTGGGTCTGCGAGAATATCTACAATGTCCCCGATGGTGCAATGATTGCCGAAATTCGTGTTGTAAGTCTCAGCCGCGTACTCATTCACGTCGTTCGCCCAAACAGGCTCGAATCTCGCTTTTGAAAGACGGACGAAGCCTAAGGACATCCCCCCGCAACCTGCGAACGCGTCGATCAGACGTACAACCTGTTTCCCTGCCATGTCTCTCAGGATTCCTTCGCTCTTCACCAAGACTTTCCAGTCGTCCGTTGACATACCCCATCATCCTCACGGACGCAACCCTTTTGGAGCGCCCAAGTTGAATTTTAATTTGGCCACAATATTCAGTTTGAGACCGTGAAACTTGCGGCCGGTATCACCCGCCCCTTCCGTTTCCATGACCTACGGCATCATTGTGCCACAAGCCTCTTGAAAAAGACTCGGAACCTGTCGATGGTGGGACGCATTCTTGGGCACCGTTCGCTTGTAACCACACAAAGATACGCTCATATCAGCGACGAAGACGCGCGGGCCGCTGTGGATGCGCTCTGCGAGCCAGTCACCCAAAAAGTCACCCAATCGCAAGCCGGAGCTTCCAAGGTAGTGAAATTGAGGCGGAAATGAGATCGGAATTTAAGACTGAAAATCCTTGTGTCGGTGGTTCGATTCCGCCCCTCGGCACCATGAAAAACGTAAGGGATTCGGACACTTTCCGGGTCCTTTTGCTTTGTACGGACCCTTCCTATAGGCAATTCAATCCCAAATCACCCCCCCCGTAATTTCCGTAATTTACGAAACGAAAGAAATTGGTCCGGTCACCCCAAAAGTCACCCACGGTCACCCGGGGGGAGTTTTTTGGTAGTGGGTCAGTTTCAATCGAGCAACCCCGCGATTGAAACTGACCCACTACCGAATTCTTTGACTTCTTCCGGGCTGCAGGCAACCATTTTTGGATGGCTCACAGGATTGGTCGTGACGATCCTTTTCTTGTCAATGGGTTCCTCATGGATGCAGGGAACCTTCTTCGACAGAAATTCGGGGTGGTGGGTTGAAAAGGCCAAGAACTTCGCTCAAATCACGCTCCCCGTTTCTGGGGAGATAGTTGTGTTGGAGGAGCCCGACGACCCCCCCCCGCCTCGCCCAACAATCCCCTCATTCAAAGAATGGTGCAAACGCTGCATGAAAGACCTGCCGATAGATGCTACACCTCTTCCAAAAATAAGCGATGAATAATTTGGTGAACAGCCTCGACTATTACAAAAACTTATAGTCACCAAATCGGTTAATAAAGCCACTTTCGCGGGTGGCTTTTCTTTTTTGGTTAATTTTTCCCTTGACAGCGTTTGTGAAAGTGTGAAAAGGAGCCCCGCTAACAACCAGGTCGAGAACGGTTCGACGCGATTGCTCGGCAATAATCAATAAAATCAGGCAATTCGCACTTCAACCGTGGCGAGGCTGACAGTTGACATATCAAATTCATACCCTCCCTCCCCCAAGGCACGGGAAATCCGCGCGATCCTTCCGGGCGACCGCAGCCCGTCCGTTCTTAATCCTCCTTTCCTTGGCAACGCCCCCGCGTGCGTGTTACACGCGGGGGTTTTTCTCTTTTGGAGGCTCTCATGTCTGATGCACCCTCAACAACGACAGTAGATACCTGGTCGTACCGTTTGGTCGTAGGCGGGCTCGTGCTCTGCCTGCTGGCTGCTGTCGTGGGAATGACCGCCCTGTCTTTCTTGGGCAAAGAGGTCCCACCTGACCTCCCTGCTATCGCAATGCCGATCATTGCCGCGCTCGCGGCCATCCTGACGCCCCTTGCCATGAACCGGGTGGCAAAAACTTCATAGAGTGTGAGCCATTGAAAAGGACGACCGCAAAAGGCCCCCAAAAACTTACACGCATAACCGCATGGTCGGATATGACGAATGAGGCGCGGTGGGCTCTGCACGATTTTTATCACTTCGATCAGCCGCTTTTCATGCTCCTTCAGCAGTTGGAACATCTCGGATACACGATTGATCCCGACTTGGCTCACCGAATATGCAAGGAGCAATTCATTGAAATCCTCAAGCTCGATGAGATCGAGGAGGAGACTTCCGAACTTCTCACCAAGCCCATCGAGCAACAGGTCGCACAGAAGCTACTGAAGAAGCTGATGATGGCGGTCAAGTGCATCGCACCCGACAAAGTATCAGGTGTGAAGAAACTCACGGATTGCGCTGTGTCTCTATCGCGGATCGTGACGGCCCTCGCATCCAGCGAGCGGGTCGAAATGGATCGGCTCCGATTGCAGCGCCGACAGCGAGAGATCCTCCAAAAGGTCTTGGCTCAATTCGAGAATGAGATGAAGCAGCGATTGGGAGAAAATCCCGTGCTCTTGCAAGAACTGATGGGTGTAGCCACCGATGCCGTTGAACGGCTCGATTCTCTCTATTCTGAAGAAGAGAAAGAGCTGGAAGGGGCGGGAGAGAACATCCAGTGATAGGCGGATCATTAACACGCATACTCCCCACGGAGAAGTTTTTACCCACGTCACGGCGTCTGACTGTGCCGGAATGGATTGTTCGCGCTCAGATCATGCTCCGGGGGAAGCACTACAACCTCGCTGGCCACGAATATCTTCACGACATCATCCATGATCACAGCCCCGACCAGGTTTTCGAGAAAGCCGCACAAGTCGGTATCAGCACTGTGGTTCTCATAAAGAGCCTGTATGTGGCCGAACACCTGGGGAAGAAGGCAATTTACTTCTTCCAAGATGATGCGGCCGTTTCGGACTTCTCGAACGATCGGGCGCTTTCGATGTTGCAGGAATCGCCTTATCTCAAGAATCGCGTCCGGGACATCAACAACGTCGGCCTCAAAAAGATCGGTCCCGGCAGCCTATATTTCCGCGGCCTCTTCACCAAAGGCAAGGCCAAGTCTGTTGACGGCGACATGGTGGTGCTTGATGAAGTCTCTGAAATGAAGGAGGAGCACCGAGCACTCGCCCTCGACCGCGTGATGCACTCGAACCTGCAATGGGTGTTCGCCTTGTCACAGCCGAACCTCCCGGGTGACGGTATCGACGCCGAATTTGCGACCACAGATCAGCACTATTGGCACATCATGTGCCCTTCATGCGGGCACGATAACTGCCTGGAACACGAATTCCTCGAAACCTTCCGGCCTATCCCGTCAAAGCTCGCGTCGGGCTTCCCCGAAGGGGCAACCCACTACAGGGGATGCTCCAAATGCGAAGCGAAACTGAACATGAAGGCTGGAAAGTGGATAGCGCATCAACCTACCAAGCGCCGGAGAGGATACCATCTGTCTCAGCTTTACACGCAGATCCGGCCTGCGGGGTTCCCAAACTACGCCACGAAGGTCATGACGGAATACGAAGAGTCCCGCCGTTCGCAGGCGAAGATGGCTCGTTTCGTGATTTCCATTCTGGGATTCCCTTACGGCGGTGGTGCGGCCAGAGTCCACGATGAATTGTTGAATGCGTGCGAAGGAAGCTACGGATTTACCCATGCAGGGACCGGTGCGTACATGGGCGTTGACCAGGGCGACGTGCTGACCATCGCTATCGGGATACGCTCCGGCGTTCGGTTCAAATTCCTCTATTTCGAGGAGACAGAATCCTGGAACCGGCTCGATGAACTCATGACCCGGTTCGGAGTTGAGTACTGCATCATCGACGCCCAGCCGAACAAATGGAATGCGAAGGAGTTTGCCGCAAAACACCCTCGCCGCGTTTCCATTCAGTACTTTGGGAATACCGAGCTTCGGCAAGCGGTCGAACTCCATGAGTCCAAATGGGAAATCAATAGCGTGTACGTCGATAGGACCGAATCCATCGACGGATTCATCGACAAGATGGAGATCGGCCTGATTGAATTCCCCGCTCGGGCTCAAACAGACAGTGGACTTCACCTGTCGCGGCTTGAGGACATGAGGCGGCATCTGAAGAAGCTGATCGTCAAATACGAGCCACGAGCGAACGGCCTCATGGTCCGGACGTATATCCGTGGCCCCAACATCGAGAACCACTACGGCATGGCCTGTAACTCCGCGTCCATTGCCGCTTTTGAATTCGGAAGGGAACCAGGTCCCATGTGTATGCCAGTATTCCGGCAGGTAGCAAACGCATGAGCGTGACAGACCGCATAAGATCTGCACTCGGCAGACCGCGAAAACAAGCCCCAGCGGGATACCCGCAGGTCGTGGCTCGCATATCCAAAGATGCGGACTACCAACCGCCTCTTGGTGGTCTGCGAGCCCTTTCCATGTTGCCAGCCAGCTTTCCGTTCGAGTACTTCAATATCATTGACGCGGTCGCGATCACGGACCCCTACATCTCAAAATTTGTTTACACGACGGTCGCGTTGGGCAATCCCGGCCACAAGCTCTTTATCCAAGCCCCTTCGGAGTCTCGCGCCGACGAAGCCATTACCGTCGCAAACAATTTCGCTGCTCGCTGTTTCCCGTTCGGCGGGGGCATGGATGGAGTGGTAAATGGGCTTTTCAATCAGCTTGCCCGGTGCGGAGCCCTCTGTGTGGAATGGGTCCCTGACAAGAGTTTCAACCGCATCGAGCGCGGCTTCCTCGTGCCCATCAAGACGCTGCGGTTCCGATATGCCGACGACCAGGGCACCATCGAGTTGGTGCAACTGAGACAGGACGGCAAACTCGTCCCGCTCCAACCGTTGCAAACTACCTACCATGGCCTTGCCCTCCGGGACACGAACCCCTACCCCATCCCGCCCATTGTTTCCGCGTTGGAAGCCGTCTCGAGTCACAAGGCAATCATGGCACAGATTCGGGTGTGGATGGAAAAGGTTTCGAGTCTCGGTGTGCTCCTGGCTGAAGTGGAACCGCCACCGCGTGAAGCGAACGAGACGCAGGCCGATTATGACACAAAGGCCGGGACGTATCTTCAGAAAATCGCGGACAGCATCATCAACAACCTGAAGGCCGGTCTCGGCGTTGCTTACAACAATCTAAAGTTCACGTTCCAGAGCACCCAAGCCGGCGCTCAAGGGGCGCGAGAACTACTTCAACTGGTGTTGCAGTCGATGTTTGCAGCCCTCCAACGCGATCCGATCATGTTCGGGTGGAACTTCGGATCCACTGAAACGCTGGCTAGTATCGTGTACGAGGACATGAAGCAGGGCCTCAAGGTCTATCAGCTTGGAGCCAAGCGAGCCATTGAACACGGCCACAGGCTGAACCTGGCATTGAACGGTATGGGCGATGTCGGCCTGTCCATGCGGTTCAAGAAAGATCAAGCAATCGACCCATTCAAGGAATCTCAGGCCGCTCAAATGGACGCTCAAAGCCTTGCGATTCAGGTGGAAAACGGCTTCTGCACTGTAGAAGAAGCCCGGCGAGCCCTCGGATGGGAAGACAAGAAAGTGGAAGCAGGCGCTTACGTGGCGACGTTCAACAAGGGCACAAATCGGTACGTAAAGGCCGCATTCGAGCGGTCGTCTTGGTCCGTGGGATACGACAACACGGATGACGGAGAAGTGCATGAAGAACCAGAAGCAAAAGATGGAAATCCCCAACAGGATGGAGAACGGCAAGAGGATCTTCACCCTGGAACACTTCGTGAGCGCACAGCGCAGATCCGCGCCGTCACCTGACCCCACGGCGCAGCATCCCGCTGATATTGACCACGAGGAGGACGAGGAACATCACCTGGATAACGCCGGTGATGGGGATTCATCTTCCGCTGCTGACACGAACGACGGCATGGTTCGACAGAATTGGCGCTTGATCTCCGCTGTTCGGGCTTGGCCGACAACCGGGTATCTCTTTCCGCAGCTTCTGGATTACGGTCATGAAGGCGGCAAGGTCATCAAACGGGACATCCCGAAGCTCGTTCGCCAGACGCGGCCTGATTTCATGTGGGACCATTCGATCGAAGCGAAAGACGTGGCCGGGTATGTCGAAAACCCCAAATGGGAAGATTCCAAAGACATGGAGCCTGGCGTCAATGCTGACGTAGTTGTCGATCCTGAGTTTGATGCGAGAGCCGCGCTCGGTCTCACGAAAGGTCTGATTCGCTCGGGCTCTATCGGCATCGTTGCTGAAATGACCCGGTTCAAAGCGCATGAAGATATGGACGATTACGACTTCTACACCCAACAGGGAAAGAAGGTAAACGGAGAAGTCGTCCGCTGGATACCGCACAGAATAACGGCTGTCCGACACATGGCCATGGTTCCGCATGGCCTCGGAGCCGATCCGAACGCTGGCGTGCGGAATGTGGCCGCACAACCACCGGAAATAACAAACTCAGCAGGAGGTCGAAGCATGGATTTCCAATGGTTGCTGGACCTGTTGAACGAGGTCGGAAAAGACCTCCTGAAAATCAATGTGGTCCTCGATGCCTCCCACGGGGCAACCCCTCCCGAGGGATTCTGCGAGAAGTTTCGGGAGGTAGTCAAAGCCTTCCAGAAAGGACATGCCAACAACGCCAAAGTCGCGTCCGCTCTTGCGGCTGTAGCCCCAGGGCTCATGAAAGAAGGCGAAGACAGTCTCTCCACCGAGGAGATCCTTCAGAGGCTCCCCGAGGTTGTTGAGCAAGCCAAGTTCGGGGTCCTTTACGTCTCAGCATTGAAAGCTGAAGCCCTCAAGTGGTTTGACTCCGCAAACGTGAACAAGGACGCCGCAGAGCCGACCGACCTTCAGAAGCAGATGCGGGCTCGGATCGAGGCAAGTGCGGATCCAACCTTCATCGGTGAACAACTGGCTCTGTTCAAGGGCATAGCCGAGAAGGGCTTCGGTCTGAACCGGTCGAGTCAGGCCGAAGATCTGACCGCGGGCGGGGGCAAGCCGAAGCTGCCGACCGGCAGGCAAGCCGACATCTCCAAGAGTGTCAAGAAGCTGTTCGGAGGGGGTGACAAGTAATGAAACAGAAACGCAACGACATGCTGGCCATCTCCTTCGCCTGCCCGAGCACCGTCGAAGTAGGCGACGTGGTGATCATCAACAGCGCCAAGGCGGTCATCAAGAACAATGCGGCAGGTTCGCTCAAAATCGTGGGAACGGTTTGTGTCCACCGAGCTGATGCCCTTACCTGCACCGTGGAGACTCGTTTCCGAGAGCATCGTGACGACCGGGTGTCCGGTGCGGCCATTTCTGCTGTGGGACCGTTCGTCTTTGACGCAGCGGGAAAGGTCATTGCCTACAGCGCAGCATCTCACGATCCGGCCTCAATCGCAGGGCTCGTCATCACCACCGCGGGCGGTGCGGATGTTGTGGTCGAGACCCTGGAATTTTAGGGGGCAAACATGAAGCAGAAGATCAACACCCTCGCTGTCGGCTTCATCTGCCCCGCGGGTGTCGTTGTCGGCCAGCCGGTAAAGATTTCCGACGATCTCACGGTCGCGGCTCTCGATGCGGCGGGTGAAGTCGGGATCGTCGGCAATGTGGCGGTACATCTAGCGCTTGCGCTGTCCTGCACCGTTGAAACCCGTTTTCGCGAACGGCGGGACGACCGCATTGCCGCTGCTGCGACTGCTGTGGGGCCGTTCGTGTGGGATGCCGATATGAAGGTTATCCCTTACACGAAACAGCAGATCGCATCCGTCACCGGCACTGAAGACGACGCCACGTTCGAAGTGATTGAAGGCTCGAATGACAAATTCAAGGTCACTATCGGCAGTGGTGGAGCCCAAACATTCACCCTCACGCCCGGTGCAGCCAGAACCATGGACCAAATCGTTGCGGACTTCGCAGCCGCAACGGGGTTCGTCGCTTCCAAATCGAGCGGGAAACTCAAACTCACAGCCACTCAGGACAACGTGAACATTATCATTGGGACAGTCACCAATGACGCGTACACGCTCCTCGGCTTCACGGTCGGGACGTACGTCGGGGCGAGTTCTCATGATCCCGCCTCGATAGCCGGTCTTGTCATTAAGGGCACACTACCGCTCGTGGTGACAGGGGGCGTCCTGGGACCCTTTGACATCGCGAACAACACCAACGATGCGCTGAAACTGAAGGTCGGTAGCGGCGCGAGTCAGACTTTTGACCTGACGACCGGAAACGACCAGACGGCAGATGATATCGCGAACAAAATCAACCTTACGGCGACCGGGTTCACGGCGTCGGGAGTCAACGGATACGTCGTTTTCACCCTCGATGATCCTGCAACGGACCTCGAAGTCGAGGCGGTTGCCAACGACGCATACGACACCATCGGCCTCGTGGTGGGTGTATATAGCGCCCCCATGACCGTCGAAACGCTCGAAAAATAACTCTGAGAAGGAGACAACACGAAAATGAGCGGTGAACTCGGATTGTTCAACTCCTATCGGGAGAGGATTCATGAGCCCTTCCAGGCATATCTCGGCAACGACGGAGCGGCTGGGAGGGAGATCGACCTGATTTCTTTCATAAACGAGCAGTTGGGCTTGACCAATGCTGCGGGTAAGCCCTGGACCATGGAAGACATCTTCTGTGACTTGGGCATGGATCCCAACATCGTCACCATCGGAAACCTCGTATCTCTCAGTGGAGACGTCAAGTACCTCGCGCCCGAACTCATTCGCCAGTTCATCCTCATGGGGATGGTAGCGGATGTTTCGTATCTTGACCTTGTGGCGGGGAGCGAAAACGCGAGCAGCCTCGATGTGACCGCACCGTGGATCCAGTACAACGAGGCCGAAATGCAGGACATCGCAGAGGGTGAGACCATCCCTGAGAGCGCGATCGAATGGGGCTTCAAGACCGTTCGGTTGAGCAAATCGGGCGTGGCCATTAAGCTCACCGACGAATTGGTCTTGTCCGTGGCACTGCCGGTCCTTCAGTACTGGCTCCAAAGAGTTGGTGCGGAATTGCAGGGCAAGGTCTTCAAAAAAGCCCTCACCACCATGGTCAACGGCGATCAGGCGGGTGGGGCCGACTCTGCCGCGATCATCGGTGTAGCCTCTGCTGGGACACTGGCCTTTGCGGACTTCACCAGGCCGTGGGTTCGTGCCCGCAGGATCGGCATGAACTGGAACAACATGGCCACGAGCGAGAATATGGCGAACACGGTTCTGGCTCTGACCGAATTCAAGCCGACCGTGGGCGGGACCGGCCCAGCAGCCGTAACCCTCGACAGCCGCAACCGGATCATCCCGACTTCCATGCCGCACCTGATCGGAGGCACCGAGTTGACCGACAATCAGCTCATGCTCTACGACAAGCGGGCGGCCATGATCCACATGACGTTCCGCGGTCTTCTAGTGGAGTCTGAGCGAATCATCATGCGCCAAATCAATGGCACGGCTGCATCGGTCATGGACGGCTTCCTGACCATCGACCGGAAGGCCCGGATCATCATCGACAAGTCGCTGGCGTTCGCGCAGAACGGCTTCCCGACTTACATGAACCCGCTGGTTGCATAGTCGCGTCCACGCGAGAGCCGTGAGGCTCTGGCCTCACCCCAACTGACGGAGGCGCAACTATGAGACGAGTGAAACTCAAGGATCCGACCGGACAGTTTTACGACTCCGAAACCGGTCTCAGAGTGGTGAAGGCCGCGGTCGTGAATCTCGGTAGCCGTGTGGGGAAGCTCACGCGCGAATGGCTCAACGCGGGCGGTCTCGTAATCGAGGACGACGTTGCAAGACCCAGCGTTGCTTCACCCCAGGAGGGCGTGGCGAGGGATGAGTCCGTCTCCCCCCCCCAGCTCGATCCTTCGTCTCCCCCTCCACTATCGGAAGAAGCAATCGAAGTGCAGAAGCCCGCGGTTCCTCCCCGGAGGCCGCAGAGGGGCAAAAAGAGATAGTCCATGGCGATTGACGTTCAAGAACTTGTGGAGATTCACATTAAGCCGGTCCTGGAAATCGACGGAACGCTCCGTGGAGACCTGCCGGCCGTGATCGCTTCACAAATTGCTCTACAGGGATGGGTGCAGGCCGACCTTACCGACAAGCAGGCCGTGTACTGCGCTGCTATCACCCTGGAAGCTCTCTTGCCGCGTATCGCCCTGATCTATACCGACGAGGTGCAAAAGCACCGGGCCGGGCCGCAGCAAGTGGAACTCCCTGACCGGGCGACATTCTTCAAAGCTCTACAGAAGGCAATCGACAACATGAAGACCACCGCAGGCCGCGGGCTCGGGACTGTTGCCACGGAAGCGCAACTGAAGCAAACGGCCTGGCCGGGTGTCGGCGTGGTGAGTTGGTGATCCATGAGGACAAACCTCAAGAACAGCATCAACCGGATCATCAAAAAGGACTTCGATATGTTCGCTGGCAAGCTCGTGGTTCTCGTCACCGAAGAAGGGGTCGAAAAAGACCTTCTCACCATCGGCTGGACCATGACCGAAGCACGAGCAGAAGGACTCGAAGTCTTCATCGGCGGGACTGAGGACCAGGAGGAGCGGATCATTTTCTTTCTCCGCAGCTACCTCCTGGCGCAAGACATACCCCGCATCACGTCGTCCATGTACTTCAAGATCGACGGTGTTCGGTGGGACCTGCGAACAGGAGAACCCATAGCCGTGCAGACCACATCCTCTGCGGACACTGACAACGTGATTCAGGTAGTGCTCCGCAAGGCCGTGGAACGGGAACATACCCGGCCGGGTTCGAGAGTGGATTTCGATCTGGGGTGTCAAGGCTGATGATGATCGTGCCAGAAATGAGAGGTCTTGAGGCCTACAAAAAGAGTTGGGCGGGTTTCCCCAAGAAGCTCATGTCCCAACTTGGCCGTGCGGACCTCCTTGCTCGCAAGCACATTGTCGAGACCATGCGGAAGATGATGGCCGAGGGGATGTGGTCGCCCAATGAACCTGATTACCAACAATGGAAATCCACGCATGGCTACGACACACGCCCCCTGTTCCGAACGCATTTGCTCGCGAATTCCATCTCGCATGAGCGGAACTCATTCAGCCCGGAACTCATTCGATGCAGTGTCGGCTGGCATGAGGGGATGCGCTACTTCGGAAGCCTGCGGGAAATGATCTACCGCAGCAGGGTCCCGAAGAACGCACGGAAGTACAAAGGCCCACCCACGAGTGCGAGGAACTCGACCTACGACACGCAATACCTAGCTCAAGTGGCTTACTGGCTCGAGCACGGTTCCGGGAGCGCAAAGCGATCAAAAGGCAAGGGGGGGGCTTGGAAGACGAAGTTCTCCAAGGAGTTCCGTCCTGCCCGGCCTTTTGTCCGTGCGACCCATTTAGCCGTGGCTCCGACCGTTGTCAGCTTTTTCTCGGCAGCACTAGCAAAGGCGCTGCCTATTAGCGGTCTCGAAGAGGCACCATTCTGATGTTCCCTTTTGTGGAATCACATATCAACTCGCGATTGAGCAAGGTTCTCTTCGAGGGAAACCCGATGCGCGTTCTGCCCTACGAACCGGATCGGGACAAAGGCGCAAGTGACTACCCATTCTACGCAATTCAGTTCCTCTATTACCGGGAGGACAAGGGCAGAGCCAAGCCCAATTGCGAAATTTTTGTCCCAAGCGAGGAACAGGAAACCGTGGAATTTCCCGCGCCTGGGAACATGGGCGGCCCAAAAAGCATCACGGGACCGATGCAGTTTACCAAGAAGCCGTATCCAACTCCCTATGACATTGGGTACGACCTCCACGTGTATGCCACGGACCCAGCGGTTGCAAAAGCCATGCTCTTGAAGCTCGCTCAGGCGTTCCCCATCGGCTACATGCCCAAAATTGGCGAACCCGGCAAGGAATCGTGGCCGCTTTTCACCAAAGGCACTCCCCAGGACGACGACGAACCAGACAAGCCTCTCTTTCACAAGATTGTGCCGTTGTGGGTTGAAGGTGTGTGGATAGACCGACTCGAAGAGGAGGAGCATAGCTCTATTTCCTCGCCCGAACTGGACTCCGAAATCACGAACTATGACGTGTTTCAATAACCTCACGGGGGTTTTCAATGGCGAAAAGAACGACAGGCGACCTGACTTTGGAAGACTTGGCAGGATCTACCTCCCAGCCGGTCGAGGATACCCCGAGCCCCGAACCGATTGCGGAAGCACCCCCGCGAGGGCCGGTTCCGGGCGAAGTGTACGTCCTCAACAAAACTTCGGCTCCGCTCGACATCACGCTCGTTGACGGTCGCAACCTCCGAGTGGGACCATACACGCGTGGCGGGGGGCACAACAAGTCGGACATCATTCCCAAGAAGCTCTTGCCGCCCTATGTGAAGCGCCTTGAGGCTCAGGGCTCGATCCGCATCATCGACGCGGCAGCGGAAGGAGGCAACTAATATGACCCTTGGCGCAGCACGAGTTATCTGGACCATTCAAGACCTCTCCATGTTCGTGGACGAGATTGTCCGCGGATACGTCATCATGGTGATTCAGGCGGAACGCGGACCCATGGCAAAGCCGAAGATCATTTCTTCCGTGGAAGAGTACACCAGGATCTTCGGCAAGAAGGTGGACTACACTCAGGATCCGCTTGTGTGTGAAATGGCGCTCAGGCAGGGTGCGCGCCTGATTCTCATCAGGACAGCCCACTATACGGACATCACTGACCGCACGAGCCTGACCGCGCTCTCTTCCCATGTCACCCTGAAAGACCGGGGCGACATCGCTACTCACGCGGCAATCCAGGCAGTTGCGGGACCATATGCGCTTCTATCCATTGCACAGAGCGGCCGGGCTGTCGGGTCGGAAATCGCACCTTACACCTTTGTGACCGGCGCTTCCGACAAGCTCCTCATCAAAGTGGGAAGCGGTGCAGACCAGGAAGTGACACTGGTAGGTAGCAATCAGACAGTCACACAAGTCTGCAACCAGATTAACGCGCAGACCAGTGGCCTGACCGCATCAGCGAACAACAACCGGGTGCAGATCGCAGCCAACACCGTAACGGATGGCATCCAAATCAAACTGATCACCAATGATGCTTACTCTGTGCTTGGCCTTAACGAGGCGACCTATGCTGCTGACCCCGGCACCGACAAGCTGGTCATTTCCGTCAACGGCGGCGCGGACCAAACTTTCACGCTCGCAGGTGACGGCAGCAATCCATTCACTCTGACCGCTTCGCAAGTCATGACACAATTGGCGGCATTGACTGGCGCGAGTGTGACCGTCTACAACGGCGCGCTCCGAATCACGAGCACTGCGACCGGGCCGCAGGCAAGCCTCCAGGTCAAATCAAGTTCGACATGCGAAGCAAGACTTGGCCTTGACAACGACGTGCATACCGGCGCGGACGGAGAGGCAACCGACACCCTCAAATTCACGGCCAAAGACCCGGGGGTGTGGGGTGACAACCTTGCTGTGCAGATCTCAGAATCGGCTTTGGATCCGGTCAACCTCTTCAACGTGAAGATCATCTATTCCGAGCAGGGAGATCTCACCGAATACTACGGCGACCTCTCCATGGATCCGACCAGCAAGCGGTATGCTCCCACGTTCATCAACGAGCGATCTTCACTCGTGACCGTGGAGGATCTTGAATCCAACAACGCTGCGCCGTCGGATATGCCCGCGGTGAATGCGTGGGGCACGCTCATGGCCGGTGGCGACAACGGCTTGGCGGGATTCTGCGATGCGGACTGGATCGGACATCAGAAATCTCAGACTGGAATGTACGCGGCCGACGATGCGCCGTACATGGCCATGGACATCATGATCCCAGGCACTACGTCGGTTACGGTCTTTCAGGCTCTCATCACCTACTGCGAAGGCCGAGGCGACCTCCTCGCCTATGGACAGGTCCCGTGGGGCATGTTTCCGGAGGAAACCGTCGATTGGCGAATGGGCAATGCGCCTTGGTCTCACCCCGCTTTCAACAGTCATAGGTTCTCGCTGTGGTTCGGTAGGCCCTTGGTTTACAACGATCTGACTGACTCGCGCGAGTATGTGTCCTGCCTCGGGCATCTTGCGGCCTGCATCTGTCGCACGGACAACGAGTACGATTACTTCTATGCTCCGGTCGGGCCGCGGCGAGGCACCGTTTCGCTCTGCGAAGGTGTGGACTTCAACATCCAGGGCTTCAGAGGCGGTGGGTATGCGGACCTCTTCGCTGAGTACGGGATCAACTACCTGATGATTTCGCACTTGCCCGGCATCGAAGGCGCAATGTTCTGGGAGCAGCGCACGACTCTTCGTGTGGCGTCGGCTCTGCGGGAATTGAACGTCATGCGGTTCATTACCATGATGTACAGGGTTTTGATGCCGCTTCTCCGGACCTTCATTTTTCAACCCAACCATCCCGTAACATGGCGGGAAATCCATCGTGCGCTGCAACCGGCGTTCGAGGATTGGAAGAACCGCTACGGTATCTACGATTACGCGCTCCAATGCGACAAGGACGCGTTTTTTGACGGTGGGGAGCTTCGCAATGCAGTCATCAACACCGGCCTCGACATCGACCGGGGCATCTACCATTGCCGGGCGCTCATCCAGCCCACTAAGACGATCTACTACCTGGAATTCGAGCTTGGAGTCATGAGAACCGGCGTCGCGTTCGAGAACTACCTGGAAATGAAAGAATTGCCCGGATGGGTGCGTCGATAAGTGAGCCCATAGCCTTCGGGCTCATTCAAGGAGTAACACATGGCAACTGAAACCTATGCGATCCCCCGCTTGAAAGAATTCAAGTTCCGCGTGGAGATCAACGGCCTGTTGGTCGCACTGGTTCAAGACTTCGATCCCGGCGACCGCATCCATTCCATCACTGAGCACGCTGGCGCAGGGCAGAACCATCCTTCGCACGAAACCGGGATGGTGAAATTTAACGATGCTGTGCTCAAACTCGTGGTCCCTGCTGAAGGCGTGGGACGGGATTATTTCGAGGTGTGGGCAAACCAGGCGCAGGATCCGAGAACCGGCAACGGCGGATTGCCCCGACAGTATCAGCGGAATGTGAGTTTCTACGAAATGAAACCTGACGGAAATGTGTCGAGGGAATGGACGCTGATTCGGGCTCAAATCAGCCACTACCGTCTCGGGAACAGACACAGCCTGACTGAAAACCGGGACGTTATCGAGGAAATCCACCTCAAGTACGAATACCGAGAATTGGAAGTCAAATAGGTGATTCATGCTTCCTGATTCCGAAACTGAAAGCAGAGAATTGGTGCTTCCCATAAGTGGACAGCCGGCCGTCATCATCGAGGGTGACGGCAAGTCCGATCGGGGGCTCTTCAAGGGCAACAAACCGCGCTACCAGATTACTTACGAGTATCTGGCAGCCCTTACCCAATCCATCGGGGACATCACGAAGGTAGATCAGCAGGTCATCAAAGATCTACTCGTTCCCGACCAGGATTTCTTGGCTATCGAGATCTTCAAGGTCAACTACGCCGAGACTTTTGAGTTTTCCTACTTCTGTGGTGCCTGCGGCAAGACATCGGACCAGGCCGCGCCGTTGAACAAGCTGACTATGCGGCCGATCCCCCCCGAGTCCTCCGGCGCACCAGACCCGGTTATCACCATCACGCTCCCCAGGAGCGGCATGAAGGCGGAAATCGGGATGCTCAACGGCCACAAGGAAAGCATCATCCTCGGACAGATGCAGACGGAAGGCGTAGACGTGAATCAGAGCGATTACCTTTGCCTGCGGCGTCTGGATGGCTCCGAGGACTTCACCTACGAGGACGTGGTTGCATTGAAAAAGAAGGACCATGAAGCGATCAGGAGAGCAAGAAAGCAGCTCGTCTGCGGGTACGACACTTTTGTTATCGTGCCGTGTCCTGAGTGTGGGGTTCGAGGGCGGATGAACATCCTCACGCATCCGGATTTTTTCTATCCGGGGGGATAGCCGCAGGAGGCGGATTCACTCAGTGGGGTTATAAGGACGTTGACCGGCTATTCCTCCAAAACAAATCCCTTGAACAGATAGACCAGGAGATTTTCAACCTCGTCTATCACCTGCATCAATCCAGAAATGAAGTCCTGTCGTGGCCGTCCTCAGTGCGTCACAAGATGTGGCAGCAATTCAAAGAACAAAAGGAATTCGAGAGAAAAGAGTCTGAGCGGGAGTAAGGCGAGTGAATCAGGAAATCGGCATAGCTTTCAGCGTCACCGGCCACGACAAGATCATCCAGGCCGTTCAAGCTGTCGAGACGCGATTCGATAGCCTTGGTGGGAAGCTCCAAAGCTGGACCCAACAGATGCACCGCCTCGCGGGAGGGTTCCAGCAGGCTGCTGGTTTTCTCCGTGATTTCGGGGCGGGTTTGGGGACCATGAGCGGTCAGGTCCGTACCGCATCTACCGCGCTCGGAGGCATTCATTCGAATATCGACTCCATCAACCGCACGAGGATGAATCCCAACATTTTCGATCCGGTCGCACGTAGCGCGGAGACGGCAAAGAAGGCGGTATCCGATCTCGCTACGAGTGTGGGCGCAGCAACCAAGAAGGTCGGGGCTGCAACAGCTGGCCCCGGTGCCGTCGTGGGGATGCCTGGGGCAACCGGGGGGGGCAGTAAAGGTGGCTCTCTCTCTTCCGGCAACCTCTTGGGTCTCATTCCCGGCTTCTGGCTCCGCTGGCAACTGCTTTCCGCGGGTCTTCACGGTGCCCATGCGCTCGGCCGGGGTGCTGTTGCGGCCGACCGGAAGCAAATGGCAGAAGCCTTGGGTCTGCTTTCGTCTGTTGGGTTCGGAGCACAAGAGAAGGATTTGACGGAGGCGGCAGGACACAGGTTCGCGCAAAAACTTCCGAGCGTAGCTCCTGAGCAGTACGTTAAGACCATGTCGCAGACCGCTTCCGCGTTTGATGTGAACAAGCTCGGTTTAGGGCAGCTTCAAGCCATGAATGAAGCGGCGATTATGGCCGGCAAGATCGCACAGATGGACCCAAGCAAGGCCGCGGAGCAATTGAGCAAGATCACCCTCGGCTACGGCATGGCGCAGGGGGGCGAAACATACAAGGCGCTCACCGGCGGCGGCAGGGCGAACGTGAGAGGCTTCGGCAATGTGAACCTCGGTGAAATGTACCAGCAGAACGCCGCATGGATGGCCAAGATTGTGGAGAAATCCAACATCTGGGGCACTGGTGTCATGGATTTCATGCAGTATGCCGCACCGACGATGGCACAGCACGGATGGAACCCCGCAGCGCAGATGGCTTGGGCTGGCGCGATGGCTGACAGCGGGTACAAAGGAGCGAAGGCCGGTCGAGCATCCAAAGACATGATGGCGAGGCCCGAAGCGCTGGCTCGACTCATGATGCTCGGAAACAGAGAAATGGCGCAGGATCTCACGACCGGCAAAATAGGTCCTGTTGACCCCATGCTCTTGCGGCAGCGTACAGCTCAAGTTTCGCAGGCGATGCAGGATCCTCAGAAATTCGCCGCGCTTATTACCGATACCCTGTCCAAGAACATGCACTTGGCACAGCGTCTCAAGACGGATGAGCAGTTCGGTCTGAACATGGTGAAGGATCTTGGCATGAGCAGAGATTTCCTCCCGGCGTTGACCTCGATCCTCTCTTCCGGCTTCATCGAGCGGTTCAAGGAGTTCTTGGAGGCTCTTTCTAGCGCGAACATGCAGGGTTTGGCGGCGCAGAGTGCAGAATCGGTGTCGGATACCTATTACCAATGGCAGCAGCTCGAGAATGCCGCTTCTTCCTTCTGGAAGTCCATCCAGAAGTCTAAGGGGGCGATAAGTCGGGCAGTCGGCGGCCTTGCTGACATCTTCGACAAAGCGCGCGAGGGTTCCGACCGGCAGAATCAGGCCGACATCCTCACCGGCATTGCGAAGAAGTACGGGCCGTTCCGTAAACCGGAGGATGCTTTGGAAGCCTCGGCCATGGACATCCAAAAGGAAAAACTCCGCAAAGAACTTAACGAGGCTATGGACAAGGGGTATCAACAAGATCTTCGCAATCTGGGACCGCGCCCGGGAAAGGAAAATCCGCTTGAACAAGAGGAGTGGGATCGTCGGAAAAATTTACTGTGGAACCAGTGGCGCGATTTGGGAACCGACATTTTCGAGAAGAGGACTGAAAACAGCATCCTCCCCAACAGTGTTCGTGAGGAATTCTCGTCAAACATGAATTCGGTCATCAGCGGTCTTGGACAATTTCGCGATGCCCTTGCTAATGCTATCCCGTCCTGGCTGAAAACACCTGTATTCGGCGGGAAGCCTGAACATTACGCCCCCCCTAAACCGGAGCAGTATGTTCCTCCTTCTCAGAAGGAAGCTCCTCTCCCAAGCGAGGCCGAGTATCTCCACAGCCTCCTGAAGCCCGCATCCTTGAAAGTGACTGAAGGCGCAGCGGCAGGCGGAATAAACGTCCGCGTCTTCCTCGATGGCAATGAACTGAGGACCGCTGTGCAGAACGTCCTGATAGACGAAGGCATGCACAACCGCGCTCGTTTCGGCGGGGGTAGAACCTCGTAATGGCCAACTTCACCAAAGGCATGATTATTCCTCTGGAAGCGTTCGCAGAGCCGGTCGTGTTTCAGTGGAATCCCTACGAGGTCCATTATGACAAGGTGAACAAGTGGGCGCAACTCCATCCGGCAGGCGCGGAGAGACCTATATTTCATTTCGGATGCGGGGAGGCTCGTATTATCAGCCTCTCGATAGAGGTATCAAAGCACAACAACAGCGATTTCTTCGTAAAAGGATGGTTCGATAAGCTCCACAAGCTCACGAAACCGCTTGTTCGAGGTATGGGGCTGAACCGCCCCCCTGAAGTGCAGATCATCCTCGGCGGTTCCCTTGACGCCAAGGCGATACTCAAGAGGGTCCACTTCCGCATGGGTTCGCACCGTGGCCAGCAGCACCATTTCACGTACCTCGCGGAACCAAACATGCTCCTTCCAAAAGAAGGGCATGTCATTATCCGTGCTCATGAGCTTGGCTGATGGACAAACATCCTGATTTCATCGTCACCATAGACGGTAAGGACGTAACCAAGGACTGCCTGAGATGGCATTTGAAGGACGCGGACGACAGCATGTGTTCTTTGATGGTGGTGGTGGACAACAAAGACCTCAAATACGATGGTGCCTTCAGCGTTGACGGTACGGTCTCGATTCGTTTTGGTCACTGGCGAACACTTAACCAGAAGGTCGAATTGACGATCAAGAAATACAAGGAATGGCATTCCGGCCAAGGACGAACCATAACCGTCATAGGCTTGGATGCAACGCACAAACTGTCCCAAAAGACCGGTCGTGGACACCACAAGACCGACAAGCCCAAGAAGATCATCGAAGAGGTTGCTCAAGAGACCGGGACCCAGATCGACCAAAGCAAGGTAAAGAATCCGGGCGGTACATCATCACCGACCGTAGGCGGTTGCAAGCGCGGTCCGTGGCCTGCTGGGAGGCATTGTGGCGAGCAAATGCAGGAGGCATTGAATCGTGCGGAACCTCAGAAGGATAGCGGTGGGGATGCTTCAAAGGTTTATGGCAAGGATAGCGGTGGAGGGAGCGGTCTCACCGGGAACCGGCAGGCAACATCAGGCCTGAAACCTGAAACACCCGGGGAAAAGAGCCGCATGAACAACGCAAACAAGCGGGCTCAGTCTTCAGCATACACCGGAACTCTCAATTTGGTGGGATACCCCCTCCTCAGAGCCAAAAAAGGCATAACCATCGAGGGGGTAGGCAGTCAAGGATCCGGGAAGTGGTACGTCAAAAGCGTAGATCATGATTGGGGCAGCAAATCGGGATACATCACGGACGCACAGGTAATCCGAGGAGGGACCGGTAAGGACGCGGGAAATGCTCCTCAACCAATGGTATATTACGGAGACATCTACAAAGGAAAAGACAACATCTATGCCGGACCCAGACCTACCGACGCGGAAAGTCAAGCAACTCTGACCTTCGGGGATGGCGAATACACCATGACCTTTAACTGGCAGGTGGACGGGCAGACTGGCCGCGATACAGGAAAGAAGGCCGAGGGCAAGGCTTTGAATCCGAACAAGGTCAAGAAACCCATTGAAGAGGTAACGTCACAAAAACAAGACGACAACAAGGGCAAGACTGACCCAAAAGATAGTTCTCCAACAGTATTTGGACCAAAAAAATGATCGAGAATAGCGTACTCCCGTTCCCAGATGACTCTTTTGAAGGCACGCAGGGCACCGCACTTCATTTCGGCGTGGTCAAATCAGTGGATGATCCTGAAATGCGCGGCCGGGTCCTGGTGGAATGCGCCGAAGTCTACGGTGACGAAAAGCCCGAATACTGGACGACCTGGGCGGAATGGTTCGGCAATCCTGTGGGATCGAGCGAAAAGAAAGGTGATTTCGGTATGTGGTGGCCTCCGGTCCCAGGCCTTCTCGTGGCGCTCGGGTTCGAGGGCGGCAACTACGACCGGCCATACTGTTTCCCGGCCTCCGCATGGGGAGACGATGGCAAACCTTATATTCCGATCGAAGCGAAGTCTCAGAAGAAGAAATCAGTCAATGTGCGTGTGCTCAAGAGCGTTTCCGGCGCGACCCTCATGTTCGACGACAACGGCAAACAGGAGGCCACTTTCCTCTGTGATTGGACGGGGGCCGGTTTTTTCAGCATGGCGCCGGGCAAGAAGGAAGACGCGAAAAGCTCGGGCGAATGCACCGCAAGCCGGATGCGACAGGGAGAAATGCGAGGCGACAAGAGTGCATTCCGCGGCAACAATAAGAAGCCTTCCAAATTGGTGGAAGGCGGTCTCGCAATCATCGGAACCCTGGACCTCAACGGCCAGGGCCTCCTTCAATTGGCCAAGGATGGGAATGGTGTCCTGATAATCTTTGCCTCTCCGGAAAAAGGCGAAGTGGGTCCTTCAATCCTACTTGACTCGAAAAGCAAGAAGATATTCCTCACAGCTGGCGAGACGCAGCTTGTTGTCAACGGCGAGAAAGGACAAATCGAAGTCACTCAACAGATCATTCAGGAACAGGAACTCGTGCCGATGGAAGGCCCGATCAAAGGCATCCGTAGTCAGATAAACGAGTACTTCAAGAAGTACAAAGACGAGGACGAGTAACATGGCAGTGCCGAAACTCCGTGCTCGAACCGCGCCCTTTTACGGACGGGGCACCGGATTCCCGTTCCGGCTAAACGAAGCCACGGGGGGGGTCCGTGTCACGGACGGGATTTCGGATTCGGTTTCCGTGGTGCTGCAGTACCTCATGGAGCGATGGAGCATCCGGGAGGACACCGGAGCCAAGGTCAATCACATTGCGGAGGCCATATTCCATATTCTCCTGACTCGTCCGACCGAGCACGACACGCTCCCGGAATTCGGGAGCTTTATCTACAATATCCTTTTTGAGCCGAACAGTATTGAGTTTCAGCTTGCTGTTTCGCATTGGATGAAAAATTCCACGATCAGGTGGGAAAAACGTGCTCGAATTCCGGAGGAAGATGCGATAGCGTTTCAGTTCAATGGCCCTCATGTGGACCAGGGCCGTCTCCCCATGTTGGCTCGAGTGGAATTCATCCTTGAACAGATCCAAGGGAACTTGGTTGCGCCGTTCGTCACCCCCCGGCAAGCGCGTCTACAGGAGTACCGTTCCGGTGAATTGGACCGCAGTGGGCACGACTACGAAAGCCGATACTTTGGTTCGAGACGACACGAACGTGCGGGTATCACTTTCAATCGGTTCCCCCGTATTCAGAAGCTCCTCCCAGCAGACGACGACCAATGGTACACCGTCAAGCCAGCCGACACATGGCTCCTCATTTCTTGGAATCTGTACGGTGACATTCGTTACTGGTCGTACCTGGCGAGAATGTATGTCACCGACGCGGCCGAAGCAGGTATGACGCGGCACAGCATTGATCCATCTTCCATACCCGAGACTGGTACGCTCCTCCGAGTGCCGTCGAAGACCAGGATGGCTATGGAGATCTCGACACTGAGGAACTGATGGCAGATTTCGAATACAATTTTTCAGGACGGGATTTCACTGCACGGTTCGAGGCTCTCATTGCTCGGATGCGGCAGGATGTCCCGGAACTGACGGACCTGAATCATTCCGATGCCGGCATCTCCATCCTTCGTCTTGTCGCGGATACCGTAGACAAGCTCAATTTTTACATTGACGAGGCCTTCGCTGAAGGGTTTATCGAGACCGCTCGGTTCAAACAGTCACTCATTGACATCGCAAAAACGGTTGACATCCTGCCAAAACTGGCATCTCCTGCAAGGACCACACTCAGAATATCGAGACTCGAAGGCGTTACCGGTGCGATCACCGTCCCGAAGTACTCGAGCTTCACCCGGGCGGATGGTGTGATCTTCCTCACCGATGTTGACGTGACGCTCCTTGCAGGGCAGGCCTCTATAGATGTGAATGCCACACAGGGCGAACTCGTCACTTACACCCTGGATCCGGAAGACTTTACGATTTCGACGCTGACGAACCGAGCCATGTACAACCTGGGTGTGAACGTGGCTGCAAGGACCATCACGGTTCAACACGGGTCGCCCATCGAGATGGGATGGAGCGAAGCAGATGGATTCTGGCGCAGCAAATTGACCGATAGGCATTTCATCCTTGAACTCTTCGCGGAACCGGAACCGATCAACGACGAAGTAGACACGGTTTTTCTTGTTCTGGGCGACGGTACGCAGGGGATGCAACTTCCTCCCGAAACCATGACCGTGACATTCATTCGTACAGATGGGCCGATTGGGAACTGCGGCAGCGGGACTATCACCGTGGTTCCGCCAGCCTTCACGGAAATCCTTAGTTGCACGAACACGGTCTCCGCAACCGGAGGAGCTTACGCGGAAGGCATTGAGGACTTTCGGCGCCGCATACCGCGAGTGGTGCGAACACAGCGCAGAGGAGTAGTTGCCGGTGATTACGAAGCCCTCATAGAAAGCGTGGCTGGCATCAAACACTGCCAAGCCGTTGACCGGAATTGGCGTGATCAATGGCCGCACATGTACATGGTCCTCTTCGCAGTACCAGAAGGTGGAGGCGCCATGTCGAACGAACTCCGCGAGACGGTGTTCGCACAGTTGGAATCATGGGGGCATTTCGGAAATTGGCGGGAACGCTATATCCTGTCAGATGCGACGCCGGTTTCTGTGGCCGTGACTTGCAGGATTGGCATCACGCCGGGCAATGTAGGATCAACAGTAGCTGCGGCTGTTCAAGCAGCAATCGAGAATCTATTCACAGTCGAACACATGGACATCCAGGGCACCTTGAGTTATACAACCCTTCACCAAACGGTGTCGGCTGTGACCGGTGTGTCATGGGTGGAGTTCTCAAGCCCGATTGACAGTGTCTCCGCGGGGATCGGAGAAATCCTCACAGCGGGGACGATTACGATAACCCCCGTCTAGCCGTGAGCCGTGAGGCTCTCGGCGCACGTAGGACCGACTTGTCGCGACAACGCCTCATAGACCGAGTCCCTGATATCTGGTTGCGATTGGATCGTGACCTAAAGATGCTCGAACGCTTTTTCGGCGTGATTGATTGGGAGTACGACCGCGTTCACGACAAGATCGGTGAACTGTTCAGCCTACGCAATGTGGACCTTATTCCTGACAAGTACCTGCACCTTTTGGCTCCACTCGTAGGCCACATATGGCGCACTGACAAGACGCATCTGTGGAACCGACGCATCAGAAATGCAATCCGTCGCTGGTCGTACAAGGGGACCGTCGCATCCATCGCGGACCTGGTCGCTGAACACGGCAACGGTAATTTCGAGCTGATTGACATGGCGTCCAAACTGCTCGTGTGGAGCAAACAGGGGCATTGGAGCCAGGAAGATTGCCATTTCGAGTCCGCGGATTACTTCCATGAAGGCGATTTCATCCTGTGCGTGGACCAGGGGATCGACCTGACCGCTCTGAAAGAGGACCTTATTGAAACAGTCATGGCGGGCACGCAGTGGTATTTCCGTATCCGGTCTGGTGAGGCGGGAGTATCGAGGGTCGCGGGCGAATCCGCTGGCATTACTCTGTGCGCCGGGACGAACGCATTCGCGTATGGGTGGGGTCGCGGTGAATGGAACGGATCGTTGTGGTGGACGCGGCCGGGACAACGAGGATCACAGACGGCTGCAGCTAGCAGCTCAGACGCTGGTGTTGATGCGTGCGAGGGAGAATCGGCCAGCGATACCCTCGGATCGCTTCTGTTCGACGGCGGGGATGCGGCAACGGCAGCGTGGGATCATGAATTCGACGGCGGTGGTTCCGACATTCCAGACGGCATCCCGCTGATATTCGATGGCGGCGGTCCGAATACGGTCCTGTGGGATCACAAATTCGACGGCGGCGGCCCATCGTCGTTTCATGCCCGGAGATTTGACGGAGGAGAAGCCACAACGCAGTTTCTCTCCCGGCGATTCCAGGGCGGCGATCCAATGTCGTTTGTCCCGAGGCTCCTCGACGGAGGAACGGCTGGGACCGCAGCATGGCTGCATGAATACGACGGTGGAGGGCCTGTTCAGGAATACGAAACGGAGCTAAACGGCGGCGCGGGAGAACAGGCAAACGAACAGGAACAGAGAGGTTACTATTTGTATGTTGATGCCCGCAACGACCTGCGGGGCTATGACCTCCCGAAATCCCAGGCGAGCTGCATTGCACTTGATAGATCGTTATTCGACGGCATGACATTCCAGGGATCCGATGGCGTAACGCACACATGGAACGTGGGGTATGAATGGGCTGCGCAACTCACAACACAAAAACAACTCTGGCCCTATTTCAGGCTGTGCAAGGTGGTCGATGAAGCAACCGGCATCATTGATTTGTACGATGCAGCAGGCAAAGTCACACAATTGTACTCCGACCTCACTACAGCATTGGAACTATGCGTAGTTCAAGGCTGGCCTGGGATTTTATTCGATCCTGAAATGTATTTGGGTAACGGCGGCAACCACGCTGTCTATGCGGTCGCCCGCGACACCGGGCTCACGCAGGCTCAGGTGCAGCAGCAGTGTCAATGGATAGGGGCCGGTATCGCAGACGTGATTGCGGCAACATTCCCGGCAGCCACGATCTGGATGATAATGCCCGTCTTATATGATCCGTGGTGGACATATTACTGGTTCCATGTCGGGCTTTTGACGCGGGCAGCAGAGCTGAGTCTACCCGGACTCATGATTGATGGTGGCGAAATGCCGATCGGATACGTGTTCGCCAACCGCGATGACTTCATCGACCGCATGTTCAGCCATGACGACAGCCTGGCTCAAATGCAAAGCACGTTCCCGCAACTGCGGCTCGGTGCGCCGATGACGCTGTGGATGGACGCGACGGAGACGTCAGGCTGGGTGCGCTCGAACATCGACAGCCACGGAGCGGGCTATCCATTTCAAAAACTGGACGACCTGCACCCTGTGGCTCTGGCTGCGTTTCGCAACCGCAAACATGCGTGGCTGTATAACGAGGGGATCACCGCGTTTGATCCTATTGGGGGCGACCAACGAGCGCATGATGCGTTCATTCGACGGGTGCGTATGGTTTGACGGAAACAACCCCGTTCTGAGGAGATATAGCAATGGCAGAGGAATTAGCACGATGGCGGTTGCGCCGGGGCACAGCAGCAGCGTGGGCTGCAAGCAATACAATCTTGAGGGCAGGCGAAGAGGGCTATGAATCCGACACCGGGCGACGCAAGGTCGGAGACGGAGCGACGGCATGGAACTCCCTGCCATACGACCAGGAGGTCTACGCCACTGTAGCGGCTGCCGAGGCTGCGAAAGGCGTGGACAATTACCGCTGCTACGTGGTGGAAACGGAATCTTTCTACCGCTATGAGGCGACGGGATCGGGTTACACGGTCAACCATTTGGATGTGCTCGCCACGGGTGACGCTGGGAACACGCGATGGTTGGCAGTGGCTGGGAAATACGTCTGTGGGCCGCTGATCGTGACAGGCGCGATCTCAGGCGCGAGTGCGGCCGTGAGCGGGGATTTTGGAGGTAGGTCCCTCGTCGTGGGGCCGAACAGACCTCTGATTCAGGTCGTTCATGGTGGGAAACGAGCTATTTCAGCAGGAAACACCGGCCTGGGGCAAGGGCGGCCGCCATTCTCCAAGGTCGCGCAATCGTCTGAAATCACGGGCACACGCACCAGCGATACGGTGTTCACTCGTTCGGCCGGCACGTGGGTTGTGGATGCGCTCATAGGTCAATACGTATTCTCCTATGCGAGCGGCAGCCCCGCAACGGGCGTGTGGCTCCCGATCACCGACAACAATGCGACCACCGTGACCGTATCCGGAACTCTGCACGCCACGGGCACAGCGGTCGTCACGAGTTTGTGGTGTCCCATAGCGGGGGCGTATGCACATGGGCAGGTCGCCAGCGCGTTTGAATCCGGCGTGTTCGACGGAGTGAATCTCTGGCTTGCACCCTATGCCTCCACGAATCTCATCAAGGTGAACATCTCCACCGGCGGAATGACCACCTATGCTCACGGACAGGCAAACTGGGCATTCAGCGGGGCTGTTTTCGACGGAACGAGCGTTTGGCTCATTCCGAACAATGGTGCAAACATTCTCAAAGTGAATCCCGCCACCGGCGGAATGACACCGTATGCTCATGGACAGGGTGCGTGGGCGTTCGTCGGTGGCGTGTTCGACGGCGAGAACATCTGGATGGCGCCGGCCCAGGCTACGAATGTGGTGAAATTCAATCCCGCGACCGGAGCCATCACGACCTACGCTCACGGTCAGGCAACATACGCGTTCAAAGGCGCGGTGTTTGACGGTGCGTATATCTGGCTCATCCCGCTTGGATCATCGAACTTGGTACGGGTAGATCCCGCCACCGGCGGAATGACCACCTATGCTCACGGCGCCGGTGCGAACGCATTCACCGGCGGCGTGTTCGACGGCGAGAACATCTGGATGGTTCCCTACGGGTCAGCCAGTGTAATCAAAATCAACCCAGCCACTGGCGGGATGACGACCTACGCTCACGGCTGCGGTTCATCTGCGTTTGTTGGTGGGGTTTTCGATGGGGTGAGCATCTGGCTCGTGCCATACAACTCTACGAAAATACTGAAACTCAACCCCGCCACCGGTGCGATGACGGCCTTCTATCACGGGCAGGGGTCGTATCCGTTCAAAGGTGCGGTCTTCGACGGCGAGCACGTTTGGTTGATTCCACACAGCGGTGCAAACCTCGTGAAACTGCGGCCCCCTGAGTTGGGACGAGCGGCATAGGAGGCGAGCCATGAGCATAACACCATACGCAGACTGTGTTCGTCGGGCGCTGGATTTCAAGAACCAGCCTTCTCTATGGGTCGGCCTGGGCCGAACAACCGTGTGGCCGAACGAGGAAGCACCGCCAGCAGAGGACCCGCTCCAGACCGCAATCGAGGAAGCATTCGTCTACACCGTGCCTCACACCGTTTCGCTCGTGAAACCGGTCGAATCCGGCGGTGACATTACGGTAAACGGCCAGCAATACGACCTCGTAGCAGACGAGAACGCCTACACGGAGATTGCACGATTCTGCTACGTGCGGGGCCTGTTTCAGCCCGCCTCAAATCCGACCATGCCCGTCGATACATTCCGGCAGCATGGGATTTGCGTCGGCCTCGTCCCCGCGAGCGGTCACGAAAACGATCTGTGGATCGCCCCCGGAGACGTGACCAGCACGGGAATTCTCGCTCATTTGGCGAATCACCTCGCCTGGTCACTCGCGCGTGACGAACAGGAGCGGGAAGTCGCGTTCGTTATCGAATTTATGTAGGAGCCTGACATGCTGATAGACGCACTACACGACTATAAACTGAGGGCATTCGACCATCTGGCCGCACCGGTAATGGTTGCACCGACCGTGGACGGCACTCCTGGAACCACGGAGTACCGATACTGCGCGACGTTCAGGACCTTGGTAGGTGAGACCATCGCGTCGGCCGTTGTTGTGTGCTCGAACGGCCCTGCAACGCTTAGCGGGTTGAACCGTATTCGGCTCGACGTGGATGCTGTCCCGCCCGGAGCGCAGTATATCCGGTATTTCAAATGGAACGGCACCACCTACAATTTGCTGGCCGAAGTAACGGCCGCTGTCGAAGCCCATTGGGACACGGGCGCGGCCACAACCGCGGTGCATCCGCCGGAGACGAACACGTCCGGCCGCCCGCAATGGCTGATGCTGGCTCCTCATGCCGGGCGACTCGCGCAGCGTTCGGAGATAACCGATTTACAGGCACTCATATTCAAGGCGATCAGGAACTTTGCGCGGACCATCCACAAAGACGGTGACGTGATTGAGGGGTGCAACCCCAAGTCTTTGGGGAGCAATCAGTGGCAGTTCTCAGAGGGGCGCATCACCCTGGAGGGGTTTTTCATTCCGGTGCCTGCAGGGACGATCACGATTACTGGGACCGGCACGGAGCGTGTCGGCCTGAAAATCACGCCTGACGTCGTAACCCACCTGGGTGACGTGGTTTTGCGAGACCCCGACGAAAATGTGGCGTGGCAGTATTGCCAGCCGGGAATGGATCGTCTCATTGTTCAGGTCGAGTGGACGCTGAACGATCCTGCACAGGTCGATATTCAGGAATTTATCGACGGCGTGCCGAAAACGAAAACGCTCGATCCGGAACGAACGGTTCTTCAGCGCACTCTCGCCACACAAATGCACGACCACGCAGGCTCGTTCTGCGTGCGACCGTTCCAGATGAAGGCGGACGATCATCCGACCGATGCGACGAAACAGCGTATCTGGATCGGGCCTGGCAAGGCCTATGTTGAAGGCTGGCCGGTCGAAACGTATGACCGACGCTATGCGGACATCAGTCGCGCTCTGGGAACGGATCACCGGAACGGTTCCACGACCGGCGATTTCCTCGCTCCTGGCGGGATTGTGCTTGGCACGGTGAGCGACAATGATTTCGACGTTAACGGGCTGAAACTGAAACTCAAAGTGGGCTTGGGAAATAGCCACACCGTCACGTTTTCCGGGAACAACAAAACCGCGGCGACCGTGTGCTCAGACATCGAGGCAGCGGTGAATGCTTACCCGTCCGCAGAGGGAGGCGATCTCGTCAACTGTGTTGCAGTGGGCGCAGCGATTTCCATTCAGGCCGCACCGGGGAAGACACTGGCGATTGAAGCGGTGAGCGGCGACGGTTACACCGAATTGGGTCTCACGGTCGGGATCACGAATCCCGGCGGGCAGCGCATCTATCCGTGCAACGAGAAATTCATCAAGGCCATTTCGGATATGGTCTATCGGGTCACGATAGTCGAGGCTGTGACCCACAACGGGAGCACCCATATCGACAATCTGGCCAATGTGAATGTGGCCTCGATCATCGGTGCGTCCAACAGCCAGGCCAACGCGCACGACGGGAAGTTCGATTACCATCTGGGTGTGGATTTTGTGAAGACCGGCGACACCATCAATTTCGCTACTCTCGGCGGCAATGATCCTAATCCCGGCGCCACCTATTACGTGAAATACGCGTACAACTACACGGCGACGCTTGCGAGCCGCGTGCTCGTCCGCGTGACGGATGCTCGGGTCGTGAAGGGCGCGGAAGATGGACAGGACAACCTCGTGTTCACCGGCGGGTCCTATGCGAAGGTCATTGACGGCACGCCAGTGACTGGCCTATCCGGGAGCGCATCCGACGTAGTGCGGATCGTCCAGGTGAACAACTCCGCTGGACAGGGACAGAGCCAGTACAACAGCTATTCACTCCTGAAGAACTCGACTGTCATGGGACATGCAACCTCGCAGATCGACTGGTCCGCGGCCGGAGCACAGGGTGTGGTTCCAGGGGGGCAGCCGACCACGGCTGCAACCTACTACGTGACGTTCGAATTCTGGATGCACGCGACGGAAGGCGACTTCGTGGCTGCACAATCCTACGACATGTACTCCCGCATCGAACAGGCTCCCGGCATCGCATCGGAATACGACCTCCGGGATTGTGTTGACTGGCGAACGCTCGGTACGCTGCCGACCAGCGGGTACAGCCCAACATTCGATTTCGATTTCTATTTGGGCCGGTTCGACAAGATCTGTATTGACCCGCAGGGCAATTTCAACGTGATTGCAGGAACACCGTCGAAGAAGATCGAGATCCCGGCGGAACAAACCGGCAATCTCACTCTCTCGCTGGTCGCCATTGCTCCATACACCTACGGCCCGCAGGACGTGACGATCCGCTCTGTGGAGCCGATTCGGATCACTCAGCAGGGGCTCCATGAACTCCTGCGGCGAGTGGAGAGACTCGAGTACTGGAACGAACAGAAAAGCCTGGAAGAGAGCGTTGCATACGGCCCGGCCGCGACCGGATCGAGAGGCATATTCACCGATGCGCTGGCCGGGTTCGGCCGGTCTGATGTGGCATTCAACAAAAACGGGATCAAATTCACGGCCGCATTGGACACGGCGGAACGGTGCCTCCGGCTGCCGGCTGCTCAGACAGCGAAGCGGGTAGGAGCGAGCCTCAGTGAGTCGAGCGGGATCAAAAAAGTGGGCAACTCGATCATGCTGGACTATCAGCCCGAGGTGTACGACCAGCAACTCAAGGCGACCTCCAAGATCAACATCAACCCCGACGACGTAGTGTCCTTCGCCAGCGGTGAATTGAGCATCATTCCCGAGATTGATATGTTCCAGGATTCGACGCAGCGCCCGGACCTGAACGCGGACTATGACAACAATCTCTCCGCAGTGCTTTCCCAACTGCTCCCGGAGGACTTCTCCAAAGTCGCGTGGAACTCATGGGAATCGAACATCCCCCAGGTTGCGGAGACAGTCAACGCGAACCAGAACGCGACCGGCGAGGAATGGAGCAAATTGTGGACCGGGTTTGGCCGGATTCAGACTGAAGAGGCTCTCGGGCAACATTTCGTGGCAAATTCGTGGAACGTGGGCGACATCTGGCGTTCCGGCACGCAGAAATCACTTCAGCCCGACAAAAAGATTGTTGACCTCGGAGACCGCGTGGTCGATTTGACCATGGCCACGTTCATGCGAACCAAGGATGATGACGGTGATCCGTTCGAGATCGAACTGACAGCGCAGAATCTCATTCCAAACGGCGACTATGCGGTAGAGATCGCGGGCAAATTGGTCAACGCCGTGGCCACCGGCAGCAGCCAGCAGGGGGCGGCGTACCAGGGCAAAACCACGATAAAGGCCAATGCCAGCGGTGCGTACACCGGCAAATTCGTGATGCCTGGGAAAATCCCCACCGGCACCGCGACCATCAAAACCCTCTACACCACGAACCCGACGCTTTCATCGGCTCTGCATCAATTCTATTCGAGTGGATGGCGGACCACGAAGCAGAAAACGACCCTCGGGTTCACGAGCGCGAAAATCATCACCGAGACGGTGCAGGAGAGCCTCCAATTATTCGAATATGTTGACCCGCTCGCTCAGACGTTCCTCGTGAAAGAGGCGAACGTGTATGTCAGCGCGATCGGGATCTTTTTCGCATCGAAGAGCGCGACCATTCCCGTGACATGCGAGATCCGGGAGTGCCTGAACGGGTATCCATCTCGAAAAGTGCTGGCCTCCTGCACATTGGGGCCGGTGCAGGTGAACGTCTCGAAGGACGGCACGGCTGAGACGATCTTCACATTCGCGGACGTGCTGGCCTATCAGCCCGAGGAATACTGTATCGTGCTGAAAACCAACTGCACCGACTACGAGGTGTGGATGGCTGAACTCGGCAAAGCGGATGTGGTGAGCGGCGAGATCGTCATGGCTCAGCCCGCAGGCGGCGTGCTGTTCCACTCCCCCAACGCCTCAACCTGGGAGGCCATGACGAGGGCAGACCTCAAATACAAGATCTACAAGAGCAATTTTGAGAATGCCTGTCAGATCGTGTTCGACAACCTCACGGGGATCGAGGCGAACGCATTCGTGGCCCGCGTGGAACAGTTCCTCGCGCCCGGAACCGCAGTCGCGTGGTCATACTCGATTGACGGCGGCCTGTCCTGGATACCGTTCACGGCGGGGCTGAATACGAGCCTGTCCAGCGTGGTGACTCAGGTGAAAATTCGCGTGGACGTGACGAGCATCGGCGGCACTTTCCGCATCATTGACAAATGGGGCACCGGGATCCTGTTCCTGCTGCACGACATGGAGGCGGATGCGGTATTCAATGAGATTCAATTCGATGATCCGTTGCAGTATCCGGATAAGGTCCAGGTGTACCTCGATGTGGATGCAGACGGCTTCGACGGGACCGGCACCCGGAACATCACCGTGTATTACACGATAGATGACGGTGAGACGTGGGTGCGGCTGAAGGTCCCGACGCAATACAGTCCGATCATCAAAACGGAGCCATACGACGAATACCTGTTCGAGACGCCTGATGAGGCATCTTTGAGCGGTGCCGCGAACGCGACTCCTATTGCAATCACGTCCGCTGCGAACGGCTTCCAGGAGAACGCAATCGTCACGATTTCCGGTGTTCAGGGCAACACAGCAGCCAATGGAACGTGGAGGTTGAAGAACGTCAACGAGCCGGCCGGAACTGCGGAGCTGGTGAATCCCACGACCGGAGCGAACAGCAGCGGCAACGGGGCTTACACCTCCGGCGGCACCATGAAACTGGCCGAATTCGACCAGTGCAGACTTCGCATCCACCTCGCGACCAGCAACCAGGCTCAGACGCCGAAGGTGCAGAACGTGCGACTGAGCTGCATCGAGGCGGCAGCGGCATAGGAGAACATCATGACCGACATATTCAACCAACCTCCGAGCGGCTTTCGGAGAGGGCCGAAACCGGGTGTTCTGATTCCCCGCAGCACCGCGGGCGACAGACGCGTGAAAGAATTGCGCCAATTGAACCAGGACCTGGCGGCGCGAATTGAGGCAATGGAGGCTCGTCTGGACGAACTAAAGGCTCCGGTCATCACGGAGCGGAGCCAAAAATCGGCAGAGTAACGACTATGTGGGACTCACCAAATCTCGACAGACTGGAAAAGGCTGGAAAACTCCCAGGCCAAACTCCGTCAGACCGTCCGAAGGCCCAACCCGGAACAAAAGAGGGTTACGGCCGCCAGCCCCTCGGAAAATCCCAACAGGATTGTAAAAAGGAGGCTGAGAAAGAGGGCGGTGTCGCGTGGGACGAGCACGCTCAGGCATGTTGGCTGATCTATGGCAAGGCCGTGAAGATTGCTCGTGATGAGGAATCCATCCAGGAAGGCTTTGAAACCGTGAATTTCAATTTCCGCACGAACGGGACGCAGCCGGCAGTCCCGGATCAATACAGCTTGCCTGGTCCGAGCGATACCGGCAAAAAGAGCCAAGCCTACGCGTAGAGCATAACCGAATGGCAACCTGGCCTGAATACCCCACCACTGACAATCCGTTTTTCGGCGATGGCCAAAGCTACGGCCGCGAGATGGGACGGGTATCACCCGAGGGCAACGTCCTCGGCCAGCGCAGATTCATCCGGGATGTTGAACACTGGATATGGTACGACGGGACCGGCTGGAAGAACCTGGAACTAGCCGGGACGGTAGATAGGGTTGAGGACCTCCCGACAACGCAGCGCCCGTTCGGTGAGGTGTGGGGGGTGAAGGGCGAATACGATCCGGTGACGGAGAAATGGCGGGGGAGCTGCTACTATTGGGATTCTCTGGACCGATCGTTCAAACTCATAAAATTCCTCTGGACCATCAAAAACCTCAACGAGATCCCGGCGGTCGGTCTGTTTGTGGGAGAAGCGCACCGACTACTCGAACCTGACGTGGAGGTTCGATGGAACGGTTATGAATTCCGTCGTCCGCCACACAGCGGTTTGGACGACGACGAGCCCAATCGACATATTCCGAGAGGATTCATCTCCCTCCTGGCGCCGAACAGTGAACTGCGTTTCATTACCCCCGTCGAAATCGGTATCGAGGCGAATGCAGAGGGCACCGGGTACGAGAGTGTTGCTGGCGATCGGATTGTCCCGCTGCCCTCGTGCAGCGTGTTTAATACCTGTCCGGTCCTGAGCCTGACCATCGACGGCACAATAGAAGCCGATTATCTGCACCCTGACACCGAATACTGGATATACCTCGCAAACACCCTTTCCGATCAATTCTCAGTAGGTGCTCTGACTGGTGATCCTGTCTATGAAGACACGGCTGCGTGGGATTTTCGTGGAAAACTCTTTCTCTCCACCACGGAACCTGACGGCCAGTACATGGCCGCATCGGGTGTAGGAAGGAACGCGAAACTCGCGGGCCGCATCCGGACTGAGGTCGTACTCGACAGCAACAGATTTCCGCGATTCGCCCGCGGTATCGACATTTCGCTGATCTCCCGCAGGCCGAACATCGTGGGAGCCTTCCGGGACTATTCCGATTACCGCGTCGTGTTCGTGAACCAGAACGTCATCGAGCTGCAAAAACTCGACGGACGGTACGGCGAGATCTTCGTTCCAGACTCCCTACAATGTCTGGGAGAGGGTCAGAGCATCACGGTCGATGACCCGAAAGTCGTTGTGGATGCGAACGGAAACGTGTCGCTCGGCGCGACGAATATCCTCTCCAACACGACCTACTATATCTATCTCCCCACGGAAATCGACCAGTTCAATTTCAATTCGATCAATCCCGACACCAACCGGCCGTGGTGGCAGGACGACGAAGGTGCGGCCGACAACTACGAATTCCTCCTCGATCTTCGATTGAAGCCGTTTCTGACAACGAAAGCCCCCATGCACAGGCGACTCACCGACACGTGGCCGGGATTCTATGCCCGATGGATCGGTATGGTGAAAACCGACGGGAACGGAAAATTCAGACCCTCGACAGACATTTCGGAGGTTGCCCCGCCTCAGCTCGACCCGATTGCATTCGACGGGCTCGCGGAGATCCGCTTCGTGGTCCGGAGCGAGACGGAATTCGTCATTGCAAAAAAGCGCGGCTCCTCCGGCTACATCCATGTCGGAGGCGAATACGTCCAGACCTACACCGATTACGACACGAACACGCTGGCGGTGAAAAACGCAGATTTTGTGCAGACCTACTCAGAGGCCAATCCATCCGCACCGCTCACAGACGGAACACGGGTTTGGAGTCATCCTGGAGAGATGCTGCATTGCTATATTGCGAATTCCCGCAGTCTGTGGGGACCGTTCGCGGGGAAACCGTTCCTCTGTTCGACAGCGCCCACGGAGGGCTATCTGTCGAAAAATTGGCCCGGTAATCAGGCTCGCTGGGTAGCAGCGATCAAGATCCACACCACAGGCCGGTTTGTCGGGACGTTTATCCTAGACTCTATCGCGCCCACACCCCTGCTGATCAATGACGACACCCCGACCGCCGACACCACGTTTAGCGGTCTCAAAATCCAATCGCTGTATAATGCGCTGCTGGCCCAGATGGATGCAGCGCAGGTCTATGAACTGCAAAAGACACAGGGCTGTCCGCTGCGATTGCTGATCAACTCGCACCATTCTCTGAAACTGGTCCCGGTCGGAGCCGGCACCGTCACGATCGTCACGCCGAACCTGCACATCATAGAGGTTGATTCCGACGGGATTGTTCTCAATGCGCAAAGCATGGTAGACTCCGTGTTCTATTACGTCTACCTGGGGGCTGGCGGCCTGACGATCAGTGGGGCCGGCCCTACCACAACCTACGAGAAATTGGCGATCTCCGGGAATACGATTCTCGTCGGGTACGTGGCGTTCGGTGATTTCGACTTGACCGAGGAACGATCCACGTCTCAGTTTACCATAGCAACACAGGCACCGCAGATTGCTACATTCGTCAGGGATTCGGCCCGGTACGGCCATTTCGTGGATTCGGTCGGTAGCCGACTCACGCTCGGGCCTGGGAACTCCTGCCCATACGTGGGCAAGATGCAGAAAGTCTGTTTTGCAGACGGCTATCGCAAGATCCTTCGGATAGTAGGGAATGGCTCCGCAGACAACGCGGTGGAGATCGACAGTGATCACGTGACCGCGGCTGTGACCGGCATCTATGGCCTGGAATCAACGGGAGTGCCGACAACTGCAATCGAATATGACGGCACCCTGCTTCGAGGATCACGAGTCTACGCGAACGCGTGGGACTGTTCCGCAGGGCAGAACCCAGGCCAGGCGTTCGACAATTCCACTGCCGACGGGAACGGCTGGAACGCCGGCGCTGGCTCGGGAGCGAGCATCACGGCGAAATTCACGAATGCAACCATCCTGAACGGCTGCTACGCTCAGGGGATGAGGCTCCTGGAAGTGGTGCGACAGGAACAGCAGTGCATCCGGTGGGAGAACGAGCAATGCGTCGAATGGGGAATGGTAGACATCTGGGATTGGGTTTATTATGGCCCCACATCGCTGAAAGTCGAAGCCTCGAACGACAACGGCCAGACCTGGACCGTGCTTCAGGCGTCCGGGTCTGCGAATACGAACTGGTACAACTCGACAGCCTACAAGTGGTATCGGTTCACCGTGCTTGCCGGGTCGTCTCGGATCGCAGAACTGTTCCTCTACTCTCCGACCGCACAAAAACCGCCGTGGACTCCATCCCTCGTCTATCTGAACGATGCTCAGGCCGTTGCTCCAACATGGTGGAGCATCTGGAACCAACTCGTTCCGTCCGAAACAAAAACCGGGAGTTCCACTATCCACTATGCGTTTTCCAACAACGGCGGGACCGTGTTCTGGATCAAACAGGCCGACTGGCGAGCCATCGTGCAGCTGGATGCAGGCCAGTGGAAATACCACGACGGCACGCAGTGGCAGAATGCGGCTCTGAATGATCGAGAGACCGCGCTGTTCCAGGCGCTCACAAACACGAATAACCACATGACGGGCACCCAACTGGCTGCGCTGAGCAATATATCATTCAACCCAGCCACGAAAATTCACCTGGCTGCCGTCGTAACGTGTGACTATTTCGGCGCTGTCTCGTTTTCCGGCGCTGCCTGGAAATTCGAGGAACACGACAGGATCGCGGGGGAGTGGGCGGTGTGGTCGTATTGGAATCAACCGGCGTGGACAATCGGAGGCTCAGCCCAAACAGGGAATCATTTCAGAGTCCACGGTATCCTGTTACCGCCCGGCGTACACCTCTCCGCATGGCGCGACGGATATGATGAAGCCTGGGCAACATTCCAAATCAATACAGGATTTGAGCCACAACCCGTGAACTACTGCGGTTGCCATGCGTTGCCATGGACTGGCGGTCAGCAGACATGCCAGTGCTACACGGCAGTGTATTTACCGCCGTGGACGAACATGCTGCAGTGGGCTGAATTCCATACCAATTGGAGCACGACTCCCGAACAGATCGCTGCCGTAGTCGGCCCGACAATCTATTCCCCGGATATTTCCATCGCCCGCAGCCATCAGCTGCATCCGTATCCGGGATTCTTTGCCGCAGGCCATTTGGATTGGTGGAACATCACCGGCCAGATTTGGTTGTCGCGGCCTGGGAATTAATAGAATGGTCCACGAAATAACAGCTTTCGAGCATTTCATGCGGACTCACGGCGTGCTGGCCGCGGGGCTCCTTATGGCAGGCGCTGTCGGTCTTGTGTTTCTTACTCATTGGTTCTGGAAAACCGGTAAGCGCATGACCGAAGCGGTCGCGAAAGTGGATCTTATTGCTCAGGCGTTGACCGACAATGAGGGGGCACCTGTCAGCCATCATGAACATCTTCAGATGATCCGTGACACGATTATCGAGGTTCGATCCGCGCTTCAGGTCCAAACGCAGGCAGCTTTCAAGCATTACGAGGACGTTGAACGACTCACGGACGAGGAACACTGGAAGAATTGCCCTGTGGACAAATGCCCGAACTTCCCCCGACTCCTTGGGCAGTACGGAGAGTTGGTCGGAAAATTCGAGGGCCTCGCCTCCCGGCTCGAGATGTTCGAAGTGAACAGCTCCGAGATGCGGAACCGCAACAACGAGATCCTGGACAACCTCGCGAAAGAACTCTCCTCCCTCGGCAGAGAGGTAATCGCAACCCTGCGTGTGGCGCAGAAGATCCGAAACAGCAAGGGGGAGGAATCCACAAATGGGAGCTAACGCCATGGGAGTGCCGTTGTCCGTAATCCACGAGGAAATTGTCACCGAACAGGAGACGCTTGCTCGCTCTCTGCGGCATAACGACCCAGGAATTCCGCAACGAATTGCGTCTTTGCGAGCGATACGCCTCCTGTTGGTGAAAGAGCGAGCATTATTCGAAGGAGACAAGGAGCCATGAATGAGACAAAACACGAACTCATGCGCTATTTCGGGGGTGTCGCCCTCGCCAGTGTATTGGTTGTGATACTCCTGACCATCGCGCGATCGTATCTCTATCCGGAGGAAATGGCCACCATCCACTTCTATCTGATCAAACGATCAGTCGTGGCCCTTTTCGCGAACTGCGTCCTCCCCGGGGGCCTCATCTTCATGAACGCCATGACCCGGGGAGACTACCTGAAGAAAATCGAGGAATCGAGCATTGCTTGTGCGCTCATTGCTTGCACTACTATTATTATGGTCGGGTACATGGTTTGCTACGCCTGAACGAGCCCTGAGCCTCACGGAACACGAAAAGGCCCGTCTGCGTGTGACCTACAGGTCCATGATCCTTATGAGCCCTCACTATCGTTCCGACTCGCGCATCAAACCCGACGCTCCGGTAGGTGAAGGTGTGGACTGCTCCCGGTACAAGTACCTCGTCTACAAATGGGCGGGCGTCGGCATGATGCAGCGCGTCACGAGCCAGGATATGGCCGAGGGGCGGGGGGGATGGACCGGCGAGGACATCGACATCGACCAGGTGGAAGAACTCGACATGATATGGTGGACGTTCAAGGACGAACGGAGACGCATCCACGGACACGTAGGGGCGTTTCTTCGCGATCCCACCCACGGCACTCCCAAGGTCACGCACGCCTCACCATCGAGAGGACAGATCGTCTGTGACGAATTCCGAGGTAGGCTCCGGGAAGATTACTCCAAAGTCCGCAGAATCATCATCAGAAAAAAATAGCGCATCAGGGGCTGCCCGACACGCTTAGGGTTTGGAGTAGTATGGATGTGGCTTGAGCCTATAGTCTCTCGCCTCACCCTTTGTCAAGCACTTTTTCAGTCTGCGAGCATTCGTTTGATAGCCGACGCATGGAAGCGTTCGTCATTTCTATTGACGAACCCGCGGTCTTCCAGATCCCGCCCCAGACCATGCAGGGACCGGTTCGGATCTCTCCCTCGGAGGCTCCTGAGCTCCGCCAAGCAATCCTGTTCATACTCGTCTGGCACCGCGATCCCTTCCTCGTATCGAAAACCATACGGTGCCTGAGCCGAAATTTTTTGTTTGTTTTGTTTCATCGACTGCATAGCCGCGGCGGTCCGTTCCGAAATGACGTTCCTCTCCCATTCCGCCATAGCAGCGAGCATGGTGTAAAACAGCTTGCCGTGGCTCGACGTGGTGTCTATCCGCTCCGTTGCGGAGTGCAGACCCAAACCCTTCTTTTGGAGCATTTCAGCCACTTCCAGGGCTTCTCGCGCGTTCCGGAAGGCCCGGTCCAACTTGAAAATCACCAGGTGCCGCACTTCCC